AGTAAATCCCAATTTACTTCGTTTTCAAGCATATAGTAATAGTCATTCATATTTGCTTTAGGTTTTTTATCTAAACCAGCAGTAGTATATCTAATACCTTCTAAAGCAGCCATTACTGGATTGGATGTATCAATTGATTCAATACAATCATATCCTTTATACCAACCAAACTCTTGTGGAACCGCACAACCTAATAAATGGATTCTATCACGTTGTGAGATTACTTTAGTTTTGTATAAAGCTGAAATTACTGAGAGTCTTCCCAAGGCCTTACCAAGATCGTGGTTAGGATGAGGGACAGTATCGTTATAATAAGAAGCACCATATGAAAAAGCTATTTTTTGGTATCCTAAATCTCTATAAGTTTGATAACAAGTCGCGGCCTCATGAATTGTAGTAGCTTGAACTACAGCTACTTTTTCTACTCCTTCAGGTAATTCAATAGAAGCCCATTTACGAGCATTTACTACCGAAGCATTTCTATCTTCCCATACGTCTGGAATGATAAATTCATTTGGTCTTAGTTCCTCAACCCATTTTAATAGACCAGCATCATTATAAGCATGACCTAACTCATGTAATGAGTTGTCTAAAATAATGTAGCGTCCTTTATTACGGGCTTCCAAAAAGTATTCTCGGTATGTCTCATCTTCTTCTAATAAGTGAACTAACGCATAATCATAATCGTTAAAATTTTCACTGTCATAGAGAAGACAACGGGGAACTTCATGACTAATCTTTATTAACATAACTTTTTAATTTGTAATAAATATAATTAAAAGCTGGGACTAATCCAAATCCACTTAAAAGAATTGTAAAAATATTTGGATGCCAATGTTCACCACAAAACCCAAAACTATGTCTTAATACCTCAATCATAATGCTCTCCTGTATTTCCGTTTTGTCCTATAATCTTCATTCTGCGATTTGATTCTTCTTCATCCCATTCTTGCTGTTTAGCATGATTTGAACAAGGAGTAGCTCTTATATCAGTATGTGTGCCATCATGGTGGTTAGTAAAACTAGTAAAAGTTCTAGCATCAGTTTTTCCTTCTACAGCATTTTTAACTAATACTGACATAATTCTACCTGATGTGTCATCTATAATGACCCAACCCTGATTATTTCCAATTTCTAATTTCATTATTTTTTGGTTAATATTATTCCGTATTCTTTTCTCATAGGACAATAAAAAAAGTGTTTTACTGTCCACCCAACGTAAGCTCCTTGGTAAAACCCTCCCATAAAGGTTTCATGTGCTTCCTTACCGAATAGGATTTTTTCTCGGTCTTCCCCGTTTCGATTTTCTATTCGCATATGGTGTTGTATATCTAAATTCCATACAATATTTGTAGTATGATAATAATTCTCCAGGCCAATTACAAAGTTCTTCTTCAAGCTCTGAACGAGTCATATTAAACGTTTTTGTAAACGCATCATATAATGCCTCTAAACGAGCTGTTTCTTCCTTCTCATAATCCTGCATTAAACGCTTATAGCGAGCAAGGTCAACAGCTAATATCTCTAATTGGTCAGAATGGTTATGACGATTAAGGTCAACCTTATCTTTAGCATTATGTAATGCTAGTTGGGCTTGCATGAAATATGACGATTCATTGAAATCACCATTTTCAATTCGTGCTTTTAGAGTCGCGCGTTTACTCAACGGCTTAATTCCGTCCGTATGACTGCGCCACCACATAAAGCGATTGTAATTTAACGGCTGATACCGCGATAAATTGGCATCAACTACATCACGATCGTGTCTCAAAACTTCTTCTCTAATAAAACTAAAAGGCATCCTCTGGGTTTATAAGTGGAATATTTTTATATTTGGGAATATACGAATCCCCATCCTCATCTACAAGTTGTTTTGTAGGGGGTTTTGGGATAAGGTTTGGGGCATTGTTGCGTGCCCACCTTACATAGCTTGGGTCGTTTAATTCAACGTCAGCTAAAGTATAACCTTTGTATTTTCCGTATCTAAAAACCATTAAATCTCAATTTTATCAATTGGCATCTTAAATTTTGTTCCTTGTAAAAACAAGTTATAAGTATAAAATGTAAGATATTTATCTGTGATTTTACCAAGATTCATTCTATCACCTAAAATCTCACCTAACTTACCAATTGAATAAGATTTATCAAGTTTGTCATCACCATATTCAGTTGTAAAACATTTTAATTCATAAAATTCACCATCGAATTTAAACTCGATAGTTTCATTATCTTTTAACTCTTTGATTGTTTTGAAGAAGATTTTCTTTTTTGAATTTGTCATAACCTTTATTTCTTTTTAACACGTGAATATACGAAGGGGCTTTCGCCCCTCCAAATATTTTATGTATTTTCTTTTTAAACTTTTGGATTACCCATTAGAGTTTTAGTAAATATTTTACCATCAATGGCTCTAGAATAGGTTCCATCATCATTCATTGTAATTTCTTTACCTTTTAAAACTTTACGGATAATATCTTCATCTGTAATAATTGGAGCCCCTTTTGCCTTTAAAATATCTAGTAATTTACCTGAGATTTCAGCGTAAAAGCCTGGCATTTGGAGTAGTTTAGCTGAGATATTAACAGCTGCTGATTTAGCAGGTCCTGAACCGTCATGACCCATTCCTACTGATTTATTACCTGCTGTTTTACTTTTAGACATTTTTACAGCATCAAATTCAGGATCGTCATCTAAATCAATTACCATGTAATCAGCATCTCTTTCATCACCCATTACATCTGCGGGAGATTTGTAGTTAGGGTGACCATTTATAGGTGCGTATGCTTTATCAATTAAACCGAATATTTCTTCAGCAAATTCTTCTTTTTCTTCATCTGTAAGGTAAATCCATTTATTTTTTTCAAAACCAGGTTCTTCAAAAAGTCTACCTTCAGCTAAATATTTTCTTAAATCAAAGCTCATTTTTATACTTATTAACTATATCAATAAATATGTTAAGAGGTGTTTGATGTCCCATTTCCTCCAATACTACTTCATAATAAAATTTATTTTCAAGCATTATTTTAGTAATGTAAGGAGGAATAATTTCATCTTCTTTCCCCAATATGACAATTTTACGCTCTTGAAGTTCAGCTTGCTCACCCTCAATTGGATATTCAATAGCAGGCTCAAAACTACGATTGTGGAGAGCAGGATTAAATAGAATAGCTGGGACACCATACTTTTCGGCTAATATATCAGCAACATAACCACCCATACTACTACCAATAATAAGATCAGGTTTTAAATCCTGCATTGTAAAAAACATTTTAATGTTTAAATCAGGATCTTTATAATCCATTTTTGGAGCATGAACTATAAATTCGTTTGCTAAAAAATCAACTTTTGGACCGCCTTGATTACTTTCAAGACCATGTAAATATAAAACCTTTTTCATCTTAATACATTTCGCTTACTAAATGACGACGATCATACTCAGCCATTGATAAGGCATACACATCCCATCCTTCATCCTCGGTAACACAAATTTCTTGCTTACCATCCCAGATGATTGCTAATTTGTCACCTGTTAACTCACACTTGAAAAATCTAACTAATTGTTTCATAACCTTTATTTTAGGCTCTCACCTCATTTACAGGGTAAATATACGAAGGGGCTTTCGCCCCTCCAAATATTTTTATATGTATTTTAAATTAATGTATTATTCTGCTGTAGCAGTTTTAGTAGCACCTTTTGTTAAAGTACCTTGTACTGGGCGTTTATCAGAAACATTTGAGACTACACCTCCTTCTATTGAGTTTTTACCACTAAGAGATAAAATGTCACCTGTTAATGCAGTATAGTCAACTGAAATGCTACCACCTAATGAACCTGCTCCAAATACACCATCATCGAAAGTAATTATTTCATCTGGGATGAATAAAGTACCTGCAATTGTAGGGGCGACAATATCAATTATCCCACCAGATACAGTTACAGCAAATGTTGCTCCAGTTCCATTACCATCTGTAGTATAATCTGTCCCATCAAGTAAATAATCACCATCTACAACCGTACCAGTTGGGAAAACTATGCTTCCACCTTGACCTACTAAATCTACTCCTACCGAAATTACATTAGCTGCAATAACACCAGTATTAGTAGCTGAAGCTGATTGTACATAATCAAATCTTAAAGTAATTAAAGTAGAACTACCAGCATTATAACCATAACTTATTGAAGCAGCACTACCACCACCTTGTTGTCCATTAGCTACAGTAATTACCGGAGAAGAACCCTCTATTGTAACAGGGAAAGTATAAGTAACAAGAAGTTGTGACGTAAAACCAGTAATTGTATCTAGATCATCACCAGCAAATGCTACACTAACTATGGGATTGTTATTAATACCACCAACGTTAACTTGAGCTCTAACAGATTCCATAAGATTTTGGTAATCGTTTTGTTCTCTAAGAAACCTTGATTTTTGTTCCATTAAAGGAAGGTTTTTAACGTCTGGTCTATTTGTAAATGATTGCCAGTTTCCTGGGTCTTGTGCTCCGTACATAATATTAGATAAATTTTATTTTGTTATACATATGAAAAAAATAATAAAATTAATAAGTTATTGTTAAATTATCGTTTTTACTTTTTAATGAATTAATTTTTTCATTTATTTCTTTTAAATTACGAGATTTCCATCTAGAATCTTTAGTTGAACGTCCTATCTCATCGTGTTGAATTTGTAATTCTTTAATTTGGGAATTTTTATATTCTTGATATTTTTTTTCTAAAAATCTTTTATGATCAGGAGAAAGATAAACCCAAGCATCTCTTAATTCTTCCATTTTATTCCAATCAATACCTTCTTCCCACTGTTTATAGATAGCATCTAATTTTTCAATAGGATATTCTTTAGGTGGTTTTGGTTGGTTAAAATCAAATTCTAATTGAGATGATTCTTCTATTTCACCTTCTTCACCAAATAAATCTTCGTGAAGCTCTTCCATATCATCCCCATCTGGGAGTAAATCATCGGCATTAAACTGTTCGTTAAAATCTTGCATTTCTTCTTCAGTCCAGAAACCATCGTCTTCAACTACTACTTTTTCACCATAAATGTTATCTTTGGTTTTAGGACGTAATTTTTCAAAGGCAAAGTTAGCAGCAATAACTAAAGCAATAGCTAAAGGATCAAATACAAATATAATTGTAAGTAAAAGATAGTTAATTATTCTATCCATTGGTATACCTGTTAAACCTGAAAGATACTTAAGTGGACCCAATTCTCCTGCTAAATCCGTCCCAATTTGAACCTCTACTATTTCAGTCTCGTATTCAAATAATTGCTCGTTTAAAGCATCTACTCTAGTATTAATTTCAGTTTGACGTTCAATTGCTTGATCTAATTGTCTTTCTAATGCTTTACGAGTTGAACTGGAGGTTGTTGTTATAATCTCACCAGTTTCTCTGTCTTTATACTGTATAACATTGTTTGCTAAACCAGCTTGCAAATCAGCTACTGCCCCGTTAATGGTGCTTTTTTCCACGTTGTATACCGCTAACTGGTCTCTAACATTATCTCGTTTAGTTTCTACTAAAGCAATTTGGGCATCAATATTGCCAGCTTTATTTGCTGTTTCTTGATAGGCAGCTGATAGAAAGCCGTAAATACCCATTGATGTAATTAATACTAATACTACAGCAGCAACTGAGAGGTAATATTTTAATAAACGAGGAATTGTTTTACGATACTGGTAGAGTAAAGAGGCTATTACTAATTTAGCTACCTCTAAAGAAGTAGCCATAATAATAACTGCTAAAGTAGCACCTGCAAAAAGCTTGCTAAGACCGCTAACTGAGTAGAAAGCGGCCGAAGCAGAGACTGACAGGGCAGAGGTTGCGATTATGAAAGGAAATATCCTTTCTTGTATTTTTTTCCACATAGGGGTTTATTTTCTAAAGCCCTTATGATTATCTATGCGGTCTAAGATTTTATTTAATTCTTCTGCTTTAATAAAGCCAGCCATAGATGCGTTCTTAAGGGCACTAACTAATTGTAGTATTACGAATGGTATGATAACTACTTCACTAAGCCAAGCTGTACCCTTAAATCCTCTTTCTACCATTAAAATTACGGTTAAAAAGGCTACCCAAGTTACAGCACGTTTTAATACACGAACTGCTTTACGGGTTTGGAATCCTTCACGTTTCATACCTAAGATGATTCCAAAGAAACCATCTATGAATATTACTGCGATTAACGCTAGATATTGTTCGGCATTGCCCATTGTAAGCTCTAAAAAATAAGAGCATAAAAAAGATACAGTCACTATAGGTACGGCTAAAAAAGTTAATGTTGTTGATTTCATATTGTGTCGTAATCGATGTATGTTATAGTAACTTCTTTACCTTTTTCTAATGCTTCAGCAATAGGAGGATAAATACGTTTATAAGCTGTAGTTGAAGCTCCTATAAATCCATCTTTTTTAGTTAAATTTTCATTTTGAGAACTTCCTACTAATAAACAACCTGCTGTATGTTCGTCTGTATTACCTGTATGAATTAGAATATACTCAAATCCAGGAACATCTCTTACCCATAACATTCCTTTATGAAAGTCACCATATTTAGCTTCATATCTACTATGAAAGCCTCCTACTGTGCGTAATGTAATTTTGTAAGTACCTGATGGGATTCTAGTTTCAGACATTACTTTTTCATCACGATACTCATCTTCTAAAGTATAAGCTAGGAATTTTCTACCATCAGTAATATCAAATAAAATACCATTGGTAGAATCTTTTTGGGAACTAATACGTAAAACTTCTAATTTCATATTAATAAATATTTAGTATTGGGCTTCTCGTTTAACTACTTCTATTGCTTTTTCCATTTTTTGTAAATCAACAGGACATAATAAATCTAATCCTGCTTTTGCTTTAAATTTAATATAAGACTCACCTTCAGAAAAGATTAAAATTGTAGGTGCCATTCGTACTTTATATTCAGCTTTAATTTTAGGACTTTTTGCTAAATCACATCTATAATATGTTATTCCTTTTAATTCTTCCCATTCTTTAAAAGCGTTATCTTTATTAAATTCAACCCAAAATTCTACTATAATTATTTTACCATTATCATCATCAAATGGGTTTCCTTTTATTTTTTCTTCAAAATTATTATCATTAATAAATTCTTGAGCTATCATAGGTAAAGACAGCAAAAATAAACTTATAATTAGAATTAACTTTTTCATTATTATCTTTGTTGTAATTCGTATAATCTTTCGTCTATCTTTTCTAATTGTTCTTTGATTTCTTCTACAGATTCTTCTGTATCCATGATAGTTTCACGAATAAGTTCATCTTTTAAATCATATTCTATTCGTTGTATTTCAGCTTCGGGAAGTTCTTTTGCCCTTTGAATATCAGCCTGTAAGCTAAACCACATACCAACTACAGTAACTATAAAGAAAAATAATATTCCTATAGTTTTTAAGTCTAAGGTAACTTTAGTATCCTCTCCTATTTGTTTAGCCATTTTATCTAAAAGTGTAATTTAATCCAAAAGTAGATTGAAATAATCTACTATCCCACATTTTCATATACTCCCCTTCGGCAAATATTCCAATATTTTTTCCAACTTTCCAACCAAAGGAAATACCTGCTGAGAAGTCACTCCATTGTTCAAATTGCGAATCAGGTTTTAAACCCCCTGCTCCCCAATTATTTCTATTTAAATAAGAAAATTCTTCAGATCCTGCGATATACTTATGTGCTGGGAGTATGTAATTTCCAAAAGTATGTAACCAAAATTTATCCTTATAATGGTAAAAATCAAATCCTATAATTGGGGCTACTTCTACAAATGGGTCTAAGGCATCCCACCTTACTCTATTATAATCAGTAATAAGGCCAGGAAATATTTCTTCCCTAAATTCTAAATCTGTGTTTGCTACTATGGTTCCATCTTCAGTACACCAAAACCAATCTTGAGTTGTTACTGAGTCTCCAGTATTTGGATCCATATGGGTTTGAGTCCATAAAACATCTTTAAATCCATACTGGTATCCTAAAGTATACCATGGATTAGTATAGTAAGCTACTCCATTTATATCTAAGGCCATTTCATTTAACCAGATTTCAAAAGGATTATACCCATATGCTCTGTCATGTCCCCTAACCACGGCACCACCTGATAAAGAGAATTTATTACCAATAGGTAACCTTGCTCTTAATTCTGCTGATTTGTAGTTTAGATTTATTTTGCCTACGTTTCGAGTTTCTAATTTAGCTATATGATATCTACCTGTATGTTTTGTAAATACTCTATGATTGTTAAATAATCTACCATTCCAACGTTCCTTTTCTAAATGGAATTGGTATTCTAATCCTTTTACTGCTGAAGTAGGAGCTGCGTATACTAATTGACTTTCGTTACCATCATAAAAGTTTTTAGGTTTTCTTTCATAATCAAATCTTGCTAATTTTCTAATTCCTATACTGTATGTGTAATCAAATAGGAATACATCTGTAGCATCTTCTACTCGAGGAATTGAGTAAATACTACCATCATCATTAGTTCTTAAAATATATGTTGGTTCTGCAGCTTCTACGGAATTTGAAATATCTCCTGTAGCATACATAGTACCATACTTTAAGAAATCTTTATAAATTGCCTTAAATATTGGATATTGTTTTGGAGGACGTTCTATCCAAACTGTGTCTTGTGCTTGTATATTACCTACTAGTATTAATAGGAATATACTAATTAATATTTTTTTCATTATTTTTTAGCAAATTTTTCTAAACCAGCTATACCGAAGCTACCTAAAGTAACAAGTACGAATGAGTTAAATATTGAATCACTTATGATTAATTCATTACCCATAACACCAGTAATGATATCAACAGTAGCAAATATTACCATTATAGCAAATGAGAAAAACCCAATGATAGTTTTTTCATTATAGCTATTTTCATCTTTAAATATATCTTTAAAAGCCATCCAGTTATTTTTTATTTTATTTAACATAATAGAACAGTTTTAATTGAAACGTTTTGTTTATAAATATAAAAAAAGAGCACTAATGCGCTCTTAATTTATAATAAAAAGTGTTTTTTTTATTTTTTTACTAATTTAGATACCCATGCTTTTACGATATCCCAATTACGTGTAGCAAATACACCAAAGGCAAATCCTGCATATATCTTATAACCAAATGTCCATAGAATAAGACCAGCAATTAAGCCTAATACACCTTCAACACCATTAGCTACGATCCAATCCTTAACAATTGTAAAGATTTTTTTAATAAAGTCTAATACTTTTTTCATAATTAAATGTTTTAAAATTACGTTAATAAATATTATTAACCATCACAAGATAAACAATCTTCAGTAGTACGAGAACCTAAATCCCCTTTAATCACGGAATCTGTGCGAAGATAATATAAGGTTTTAATACCTAATTTCCAAGCTTCCATATGAACCTGATTAATCCATTTAGGTGAATCAGTAGGGTCAAATGCTAAGTTTAACGATTGAGTTTGGTCAATATATTTTTGACGAGTAGCTGCTTGTTGAACTAGAGCTAATTGATTAATTTCTGGAAATGTCATGAATACTTCCTTTTCGTCTTCACTTAAAATATCATGAGATAAACCCATTACTGAACCATTATCACCCATAATTTGATCCCAAACACGAGTTGTATTATGTCCTTTTTCAATTAGTAATTTCTCTAATTCAGGATTTTTTACAATAAATGTTCCTTTAGCACCATTAAACACATAAATGTTTGCTGGTTGAGGTTCAATACCTGCTGAACAGCTATTAATACGAGAATTTGATACTGTAGGGGCAATCGCTAGCAAGTGAGTATTTCTCATACCTGTACCTTTACACCAAGTAGGTTCTCCATATTCTAAAGCCATTTGACGTGAAGCTGCTTCTGCTTTTGTTCTAATATCACTAAAAATAGTGTGTGTCCAAGCTGTAGCACCAATTGAATTAAATGCTATATTTTTCTGTTGTAAGAAAGTATGCCAACCCATTACACCTAAACCTAATGCTCTACCTTTTTTAGCTGAGCGATGGGTTCTAATCATTGAATCCTTACCATTAGTTTTCTGGATGAATTCTTCCATTACACCATCTAAAAAGTAAGTAGCAATCTCAACTACATCTGTATTTTTCCATTCATCATACTTAGCTAAGTTAAGTGAAGATAAACAACAGATAAATGAATGTTCCTCATCTGTATGGAGTGTAATTTCAGTACAAATATTAGTCATAGAGACATCTAGATTATTCATACGATAAGCTAAAGGATTGTCTTTGTTGACATTGTCCTTAAACATTATGTAGGGTTCTCCGGTTTCTACGCGGGATTTAAGTATTTCAAGCCATAACGACATTGCCTCACTATCTCTATCTTGTAGGCGCTTCATAAACGCATCATCTACAACGACTGCTTGGTGTAGGTTTAGACATTGTCTATTAGGATCACCTTTAGGTCTACGAATTTGTAAAAATTCTTTAACATCAATATGATTAATATCTAAATTAACTGAGGCTGCTCCTCTTCTTACACTACCTTGATTAGTAGCAATAATAGTAGAATCATAAATTTTAGCCCAAGGAACTATTCCTTCACTTTTACCATTTCCTGTTATACTTTCTCCTCTTCCTCTAATTCTGCTAAGGGAAATTCCCACGCCTCCCCCATAACTAGTAAGGCGCATAAGTTCTGCGTTAGTGAGACCGATACCACGTACCGAATCCGGAGTATCAACACCGAAACAACTAATAGGCAAGCCCCGATCAGTACCGGTATTGCTGAGAACAGGGCTAGCGAGACCAATCCATCCATTCCAAATATATTTAAAGAATTTATTTGCTAAGTCTGGTCTGTTTAATCTGTCAGCTACAGCATTAGCGACGCGTCTATACGCTTTACGGGGTGTTTCCCCAGGCATTAAATACCCTTTTGAAATTGTAGACAAAGCTACATCATCAAAAAACTCAGGGTAATCTTTACCTCTTTCCCATTGGGAGTAATCTGCTATAATATTGTTATCCATAATTAAAATATACTTTCATCCCATTCCATGTGACCTTTGGAATAATTTGTTACTCTATTTGCGAAGAAATCTGTATGTTGTTTACCACCTGAAAGGGCACCAAACCAGCTCATTCTTTCTACAGCAGTCATATCAACTCCTTCAATAATTGCTTTATAGCCTAAATCACCTAGTTTTACGTTAACTCTATTTTTAATAAAGTTCTCTAAATCATATTGAGAGCACCCTTCTAGATCACCTAACTCATAACACTTTCTAATAAAATCTAATTCAAGTTTTAGTGAAAGCAAAGCTGCTTCGTTTATTGCTGCTTCAAGCTCTGGTGTTTTGATTTGAGGATTTTCATCGACAAGTGTTCTAAATAACCAACATCCAGCTTCTGAATGGAGGGATTCATCTCTAATAGACCATTCAACAATTTGACCCACTCCTTTAAGCTTGTTTCGCATTTTGAAAGATAGGAGAATGGCGAAGGAAGAGAATAAATTAACTCCCTCGGTAAATGCTGAGAATATAGCGAGTGATTTAGCGATTTCATGGAGATTTTTTTCGCTATTAAAACTATCCCTAACAGCAGTAAGGTTTTCAATTTTAGCCATCGTAGCCTCATCTTCCATAAATTCATCGAAGTTTTCAAGTCCAAGTGTTTCATTTAATAGTGAATATGCTTCAGCGTGGATTGTTTCAAATGCGCCAAAGGTTGTAGCCATCATTATAACTTCTGGTTTACGAAACCATTTTGTTACTAACCCTGACCAATAATCATTTACAACTGTTTCTGTTTGAGCAAATCCCTTAAGGATAGACCCGATAATATTTTTTTCTGTTTCATTTAAATTCGAGCTCCAATCTGTAATGTCGCTCATCATAGGAACT